GGAGCATAAAATGGCAGTAACATGGACTATAGCATCAATGGATAGAGATATTACACAAGATGGCAAAGCTAATGTAGTAACGACTATTCATTGGAGAGCAAGTGATACAGATAGTGATGGGAATACTGGCTCATCATATGGGTCTGTAGGAGTAACATTGGGATCAGGTGCTTTTGTGGCATATGCAGATATTAGTGAGGATGTGGCGATTGGTTGGGCAAAAGATGCTCTTGGTACTGATGAAGTTAAGAACATTGAAGATAGTATAGCCAATCAAATATCACTAATGAAGAACCCAATTACAGCAAGTGGAGTACCATTTTAATGGATAATAATGTTGTAACAATTGATGGCAAAGAATTTGATATTGAAAAGGATCTAAATAAGGATCAGCAATATTTTATCAATCAGATCAGAAGTTGCCAAAGCAAATCAGCTAACTTGCGATTTGAATTAGATCAAATAACCATGTCTCAGGATGCTTTCACAAACAAACTTATTACATCAATTAAGACTGATGAAGAGGCTAGTTTGGCGAGTGAAGTCAGTTAATGGAGTTTACGATTGAAATGCTATGGTCGGCAATAATCACACTGGTTATAATGCCTATGGCTTGGGTTTTTACATATCTCGTAAAAGAAGTAAAAAGAATACAAATATTATTAAACAAAACTAGAGAAGAATATGCCTCTAAGGAAGATTTGAGAGATACTTCAGGTCGTGTCATGGAGGCTCTTCATCGTCTTGAAGATAAATTAGACAAAGTCCTTTCCAAATAAATTAAGAGAAATAAACATGATTTCTGATATTATAGTCGGAGCAAAATTGCTTCAGTCAGCGATTTCAGGTGTCAAAAGTGCTATAGACAGTGGCAAAGATGCTCAGAATATTGCTAAATTAGTTGGCTCAATTTTTACTGCTCAAGATCAAATTGCTAAACAGAAAAACCATAATGTAACTGTTAAAGATCAGTTGGGTATGGAAAAAATTGTTTCTGATGAAATTGATGCTCGTTTATTAGAAGAGCAGTTAACAGAAATCAGGATGCTTTGTAATAACCGCTTCGGCTCTACGTTTTGGCAGGATTGCATCCAAATCAGAAACGATGCGATTAAGGCACAAAAGGAAAAAGAAAAAAAATTAAAAATACGCAAAGCACAAGAAGCAAAAGAATTAAAACATAATCTATTTATATTACTTTCTATTATAGTTGTTGCAGGATTTATATTTGTAGCTTTTGCACTTTATCAAAAAGCCTTTGCTAAGGAATATACAAGAAGCCAAAAGATACATCGTGGAGATATTGTATTAATTAAGACAACCACTTGCAGATTATTTGCTCAAGATATTAAAGATAATGGATCGACTAGATGGTGTTTTTATCAAACTAGAATTGGCTTTAACAGAAAATATTCAACAATAACTCAAGACAGTGTTTCTTTTTGTCAAAGAGAATTTAAATGCAGAATAAATGCGTTAACTGATAGTCCGCCAAAAGAAGTAAACGATACTATGAAAAATCTAAACAAAGGCTTTAATTAATGAATTTTTTTTTATTTAAATTTTTTAATAAAATTGGGAATTATTTCTACAATAAATATTGCATCAATTTGAGGAAAAGAAGAAATGAAAACTAATCTAATTAATCAACTCCGCAGGCATGAAGGATTGAGATTAAAACCTTATCAGTGTAGTGGAGATCCGCCCAAATGGACAATTGGTTTTGGCAGGAACATAGAGGATAATGGCATTTCGCAAGAAGAGGCTGAGATCATGCTTTTAAACGACCTTAAAATGGTCGAGGAAGAGTTAAATGGTCATGTTTGGTATGATGGGTTATCTGAGACAAGAAAGGCTGTATTGCAGAATATGAGCTTCAATATTGGATTTCCAACTTTAAAAAAATTTTCTAACTTTTTGGGTTGTCTTACCAATAATGATTTTGAAGGTGCATCAAAAGAAATGTTAGTTGGATCTGATGGTGTTTCTGAGAGCAAATGGGCATCTCAGGTTGGCAAAAGAGCATATGAACTAGCTGAACAAATGAAAACTGATCAGTGGCAAGATGAGAGATTTTAAGGAGATAAAATGTTACCATTAATAACAGCGATTGCTCCATTAATAGGAGATATAGTTAAGGAAGCAATTCCTGATCCTGATAAAAAAGTTGATGCTGAAAATAAAGTTAGATTAGCATTATTAGAAAATTCTAAGCAGATTGAGGCTTCAGCAAGTTCTATTATATTGGCTGAGGCAAAGTCAGAAAGTTGGATAGCTTCTAGTTGGAGACCAATCTTAATGATGAACATAACAGCTATAGTTTCGGTTAATTTTCTAGTGTTTCCACTGGTTGAAGTTTTCACTGGAACTGAGTTATCAATACCCCTACCGCCTGAATTGTGGACACTCCTGACAGTCGGAGTTGGTGGCTATACAATAGGAAGATCAGGAGAAAAGATTGCACAAAATCTAAAAAAATAGTAATAGTGATAAATTAATTTATTTAAAAATAAAGTGATAAATAAAGTGATAAATGGAAACTATTAACCTATATATACAGCCAAAAATGGAGCAAAAATGTCAGGCTCATAACCTGAAGGTCGTAGGTTCAAATCCTACCCCCGCAACCAACTTTCTTAATAAAATCAATGACTTACACGCACCTCAAAGACTTCGGTTTTTGGGGTTTTTTTGCGTTTTAAGCCTGATAACGATCACAGAGTGATAAATAAAGTGATAAATGTTCGTCAGGCATAGTTCCCTTTTTTTGAAATAATAGTTGCATAATAGGTATAATAGTGCATAATAGAGGAATAATATCGCTTTTAGAGTGATAAATTTAAAAAGGGAGCAAAATTAAAATGCAAAAAGATAATAGAACAAAGCAAAACATTCAACTACATGAAAAGATTTCATCTATGGAAAATACAATTCTTGACTTAGGTGTTAAAGATAGATGCCATGAAGATTTTGATGACAACTGCAAAACAATTTACAAGTGCTTACAAAATATCAAGGGCATGATTTACAATGACGAAATAGTTTTCAGGAAGTCAAACTAATGAAAAGTATTTGGTCAATCAATAGTGGTAGGGGCGATAAAATGTTTTGCCTTTACCACACTTTTGATGAGTACACTTCATATGGAATGTATGAAAAGACAGTTCATATAACTAATTTGTCCACTGACTATGATAAGGCAGTTATCGTTGCTAAGGCTTTATATAAGTCTCATGCAGATAGATTTTCAAAATTATTTATTCCATCTAAATGGGATCTTCAAAAAATTATTAAAGATGGTTCTTCTGAGAAAAGAACAAAGCCAGTTTTTTATCAAGATGATGAGCCTAAAGTTATTCATCCATCAAGTTCTTTTGTTGGTGCTGTAGGAGAGACAGCTTCATTAAGATTAGGTGTAACAGATAGCTTTTATTTTGATGGGTACTTTGGCAAATCTTTATGCACTAAGTTTGTGGATGTTAATCACAATATCTATACGACTTATGCTTCATCTAAGTTTGTTAGAGAACTCAAAGTTGGCGATACAATTAATTGCATTGCTGAAGTCAAGGATCATAAAAATTACGATGAAGAAAAAACTACAATTATTAAAAATGTTAAGGGAGCAAACTAATGGAAAGAAAATGGATTGAAAAATATGGTGCGATCATTCTTGAAGGTAGCAACATAAATATAACAGAATGGGATGGTAGGTTTCATTTAGCTTATGCAGAAGAGGTTGTTGAGGATTTTGCAACATTACAAGAAGCAAAAGATTATGTGAGTAGTGCTGATCTTAGAATGACTAGCAACTCATATGGTCAACCAATATGGGGAGCAAACTAATGACTAATTATTTTATTGGAGATATTACAGTTTTTAAACTTCCTAATCAGGATTTCAAAGGCTTTAGATTTAGATATAAAACTCCTGCAATGGCTAACTATAAATTTAAATCATCTAAGACCAAAAAAGAATTATCGGCTATCAGAAAAGCTATGATTGCTGATTTTGAAAACAATGTAACTAAGATTGAATTTGCATTGTTTGATGATGTAGCAAAACTTGCCTTAGAAATGCGATTAGAAGCTATTGGAAGAAAAGTTTTAGGAATTAGGCAAAGATCATATGACAATGACGAAAGGCATCTCAGACTGCACATAAAGCCTTTTTATAAGGGTATGAGTATCAAAGACATTACCACTGGTGCGGTAAATAATTTTATAAATCATTGTGCTAATAAAGATTTATCGGCAAAAACTATTAGGCATTGTGTTCAAACATTAAACATGGTTATGAAGTTTGCTATTGATCAGGGTTATCTTGCAAAAAATCCATGTAGTTCTGATCAAAGAAAAGAAGTTAAAGGCGATGTTATTGAGAGAGGTGGATATTCTCATAATGACATTATTAAACTAGCACAAGCTGAAAAAACTTTATATCTAGATACGTTTATAATGTTTTCTGCTTTTACTGGAATATCAGCTAACGAACTTCAGGGATTGCAGTGGAAGGATATAAACTTCACTAAGTCTGAGGTTACTATAAAAAGAAATGTTTATAGATATGATAGTCAGGAATTAAAAAATAATTTCAGAGAAAGAGTTTTAGGATTGCCTTCTCAGGTTATGACATTGCTAAAAAAATGGAAATTAAATTCTAATTGTGATTTTTGGATATTTCCAAATTCTAATGGAAGAAAGCCATTTGAGCAAAATGCCATGAGAAAATTACTTACTACAGTTTGTAAGAGAGCAGGAGTGCCTGACTATGGTATTGGTGGCTTTAGGAAGTACTACAATACATCTATGATTGGAGAAGTGCCTGATCATATCAGAAAGGCTAGAATGGGGCATAGCAAGAACTCTAAGACAGCCGAAGTTCATTATACAGTTGTTGATCTTGAGCAAGCTAGAAGTCCAGTGCAGGCTGAGAAATTAATGCAAAGATTGTTGGGTTAAATCTCATCAATTATATTTCTACTAAAAACATATGTACCCTTACGTTTATTTCTTAGGGGTACATTATCCTTATCTTCCACATTATCTGCACCCCAATCTTCTTCCTCAGTATTAGTTTGATTTTTTCTTAATTGATTAAAAATTTTTGTTAGTTCGTGATTGCCATCAACTTTATCCATATGGCAGTCTCTACACATTGTTGCTCTATATCTTTTGACTTTTACTTTGGGGAGTTTGACCTCACAATATTTACAATAATCATAAGGGTTGGAACTCATCTCTCAACCTTTTTGATAGCTTCTTTTCTTTTTTTATAGGGTTATTATCACAAACTCCTGAACAGCAATCTAACAATATTGATAGTCCACAAACCCTGCATTGCTCCGCAGATCTAGTTATGATTGGTCTCCATGCTGATTTGCAGGCAGGACATACTTCCATGTTAACTCCTTTTGTGTCTAAAGCCTTCTCTTGCTGATCCCTTTTTGTGGACATATTTATAGTTTTTTTCCATGATTTCTGAGATTGGAGAAACTCCAAAAGAAACTTGAGTTGCTTTTTTAGAAATTCTTGAAAAGCGATCTACATCATCTTTTTTGATTTCCTGACTGCCCCAATCATCTTCATCTACTGTTTTTATTTTGCTTAACTCTTTAAACATTTGTCTGAGTTCAGTGCTTCCACTGGCACGATCTCCACGACACATATAACAAGTCTTAGGACTATCTCGTCTTTGTTTAGATTTCTTTAATGGATCTCCGCACTGACTACAGTTTTCAAAATTTTTATTATCTTTTGCTATTTGTTCTCTTGTCCTGCGAAAAACTGGAAGATGTTTATTTGGTTTATTTGTCATTTCTTTTCTTTCTCCACAAATTCTCCGCCAATTCCTGAATATCCTGCAAGATCAATCCAACTGTCTTTTTTTGTGGGGGAGTGAATAAGTCTAGCAACTTTTAATAGGATTAAGCATAAGACAACTTGATAGGCGGTTACTTTTATTCCAAAAACAACTGACCATAACTCAGCGATCCTATTATGGTTATCAAGAGCATCTCCATAGTCTTTTGCTCTATCCCCATTAATTAATCCTATTGCAGTTTTTAATATCTCTTCTCTATTCATCTAAAAGGGTATTTCATCATCTAAATCAGGATCAGCTATGGTAGTGGAATTAGTCATAGTTTGCCCATTGGTGTCTTTAGGAGCAGATCCAAAAGCAAGACTTTGAACATTTAAAGTAAGAGATGTTTTTGTTTGACCTTCTTTATCAGTATATTCTCTAGTCGAAAACTCTCCAACAACGACAACTTGCTGACCTTTTCTGAGGCTTTGATTTAATGCTTCTCCTCTTTTGCCCCACATTCCGCAGTCTATCCAAAGAGTTTTCTTCTTGTCTCCAAATCCAACCGCAGATCCTATAGAAAAGTTAGAAACTTTGTTGCCCCCAACATCCTTTAATTCGGCATCTCTAGAAAGATTGCCCACAAAACTACAAGTATTCATTATTTAAGTTCTCCTCTTTTAATTTTAAATTTTTCAATTATTTCATCATCAACAACGAGTTTTTTGTGTTCTCTATAAATTTTTTCTAATTGTTTTTGATCTTTCGCATTGTCGATTAATTTAAGAATATCTACATCTTCTTCATCATCGTCATCATCATCGTCAGGATTATTAGGTTGATCCCAACCCATTGCACTAATGCCATCATTATCGGCTGTCGGTATGGAAAATATGCTCATTAATCCATA